GTATTTAATAGCTACCTGTTTAAGTTTTTCTAAATCTATTTTACCATTTAGCATATCTTTATTATCCATGATACCTGTAAGAGATACACCAAGTAAAGATTCTTCTTCTGTATTGTGTTTCCATTTGCTAGTTAAGTATCTAAAGTTTGTAAGTGTAGCTTGAAATGTTCCAAGAACTGTAGCAGCTTTGACTTTAGATTCTAAGGTGTTCTGATCATCATCAGGTCTAACAACAACCTCAGTTAGATTACAGAACTGTTTGTTGCGTAGGATAATCTCACTACAAGGGTTACATCCAAAATGTTCATACTCTTCTCTTCTTCCGTTCTTAGCGGCTTGTTTTTCTGCGGCTTGTCTGTTGAAGATACCACGCTCACCACTCTTAGATTCGTATAGTGATAACCACTCACGCATAAACGCACCAGTTTCTGCAGCATCTGTATAAGCTACAGAGTTGTTAGACAAAGCTCTCTGCTGGTTGTCTTCCCACCAAGCACCTGACTTAGCATTGCGCATACGGTTGTCTGAGAGGTTGCTGAGAGAGATTAAAGCACTTCGCCTTACTCCCCCTACGACTACCACTTCTGCGACCTTACACATCAAATCATGGCAATCTATGGACACAAGCTTACGCTGTCCTTTTGTAATAGCATCACGGAATATGTTGATAGTAAAATCAAATAACTCTTCAAGAGGAGCAGGGCCACTTGCTCTTCCTCCAAATGTTTTTAATCTAGCACCATAAGGTCTTATGTTAGAGACATCCCATGTAGGAACTTGACCTGAGTATAGTAAAGATAACAACTCTTTGTAGGCTTTCGCCCATCCTATTTTAGAATCAGCTACTTTAATAACAGTATCTGTAGGAAACAAATCTTCTGGAAGATCTGGTAGCTCGTTTATATATTGACGCTCTACACTAAAGCCAACACCAGTACCACACATAAGTATGTAAAGTGTCTCATCAAATGCACGAACATTATCTACAGCAACATAGCTACAGTTAAAACCTGCTACATTATCTTTTTCTAAAGCTAATCCTGCAGACATTAATGCTCTCATACTTGGCATAATGTTTAAGTACAGTACAGCTTTTTCTAAGTACTTTCTAGTTTCATCGAACTGTGGTTTACTTAGGTTATGATTTTCTTTTAAATGTTTTTCAAAGAAATCAAAGTATCGAGATACAGTTTCATCCCATGTTTCTCTGCGTTGATTCTCTTCATTCCATCTAGCGTATCTGCTTAGATGTATAAACTGTTGATAGTTAGTAGGTAGTTGTGTATTCATAGTGCGAAAGCCTCTGCAAGTTGTGTGGTTATTAATAAGAATGTTATAGAAGATAACATAAGGAAGATAACAGGCATAAGAGCATCACCAAGCTCTACCTCTACTTCTAATGTTCCATTAGTTCCGTTAGCCATAATTTGTACAATAAGATATAAAAAGCATATTAGACTTTGTGTTAGAGCAAGTCCTGCTAAAATTATTGCTGCTCTAATATCGGGAGTCCACATAAAGTATGCTCCTATAAACATTCCAAAGAAAGGTATCATATATAGTAATCTTCCTATCATTTTCTTGGATCCTCATTTAATCGTTTAGTTTCTTCACCATACAATATAATAGCATAGTGTATAAGTTTTAAAATATCTTTGAGATAACCTTGATCTTTTCTTTTGTATCTCATTGCATACTTCATTATATTGCCAAGACAAAATCCTTCTCCGTATCCTGAATCAAATATCATATCTGTTGCTTGATACTTTTTATCTTTAGCATAGTGTTCTTTGTATGTACTCTTTATATAGTTAGAAAGAACTTCTATTGATTTATCTTCATTAAACTTGTACTTCATTTTTTAAACTCCTCTGGTAAAGTTTCTTCTGTGTACCATTTAAAATTATTTGCTTCCGCCCATTCAGCATGTGTTCTCTTAGTTCCGTCTTTTCTTTTGGTAGCTCCAGGCATAGGAGAAAAAGGTTTCTGAAAGAGGAATACAAGTTCCATTGTATCAGGTAAAGATTCTCTAATCCATACATACTTACTGTACTCTGCGTGATCCCAGAATCTTCCCTTTGCCTCTATAATAATTTTATCTTTAACAAAGTCTGGTTCATATTTTCTTTTTACAATGTACTCAATATAATCTGAATGATGATCCCAATTCTTTAATACTCCTGTGTGGAGACTGTGTTCCCACTTACTGTCATACCCTTTAGGTACTCCTTTTTCTTTTGGTCTAGCTTTTCTTGGTTTTCTTCTGGCCATTACTTAACTGTTGAATCGTGCTTCTTAACAAGTTGCCAGTAAGTAAGAATACTGTTAAACATACCAACATGTCTAGAATGAGATTCTTTATCCCATATAAAAAATTTAATTGTTTCTATATTTTCTCTATCAATAAATATAGATATTCTTTCAGGATCTTCTGCATTACAACCTTGTGCATAAGCTGAGAGTTGCATACCGTGATCATCAAATACTAATTTAGCAGGATCTTTATCTTCAATATTACTTTTAGTTTTAAAGTCTATGAAGATTCCTGATTCAGAATACAAATCAATCTTACCTCCGTATCCTTGTTTAGCACAGAAAGAATCTTCTGCTATCCATTTTTCTTTAGGATAGTTTTTATCTAACCACTTCTTAATTATCTTATAAGGTTTAGATTTAGTTCCTCCCAAGAATCCTTTCTCGATCATAGCGTGTATCTTTGTACCTTCTTTTGCTGCGTTCAATCCAATACTCTTAGCATCATTCTTACATCTATAAAGGAAAGCGTTAAAACTTTCTTCCTCTAATCTCTCTAAAGTAATTGCAGATTTAAGAGCTTGTTCAATCTTCCAGTTCTCTAAAGAAGGTTTTGCTATCATTCCTATAATGGTAGTAACCGAAGGAACTAAACCTAATTGCTTTGCATCTCTTAGTGTTGTGTTTCTTTCTTTACCGTTTACACCTATAATCGTGTACATAGGCTCACCCTCTTGGGTATACCAATGCCCTGATTCAGATTTAAATTTACTAAAATTATCTTGCGGTTTCATAAGTCTTTCTCTAAATATTTGATAACTCTTTTTAAGGTATCAATGTTATCTTCAAATCTACCAAGAGCATTATTACAACTATTACAAATCCAACCTCTAAACTTTTCAGTTATGTGATTATGGTCTAGTACCCAAACAGAACGATCCTGCCATCTCCCATATTCTTTTAATTCTTTTTCTGTCTTATTACAACAAGGACATTTATAGTCATCAGTACAAGGAAAAGGATTATATTTTCTTAGTTCCTGTACAATCTTTCCGTTTCTATTTGTACACTCTCTACATATAGATCTTCTAGAAGTTCCGTCATTCTCTCTAAAAGGAAACTCAGAAGAGTCTTTAAAAGTATCACACTTAATACATACATGTCCATCACTATCTTCATCAAGAGAAGTGCAGTCAAAGAGATGTAATTGATTAGTGCGTTTCACTCCAGTTTTCTCCTATCTTGTATTCTCCATCTAAAGGGCAATTAAGATTTAATAAAGTAGCTGTATCCTGTATAGCTTCAACACCTAGTTTTCCAACAGTTTCTGCCTGGTCTTCTCTAACTTCTATTTGCCATTCGTCGTGTATGTTGGCGACAAACTTTGCATCGAGATTTAATTCTTTTATTTTATTATACAGGAGAACAAGAGCTGTTTTCATAATGACTGCACCTCCTCCCTGTAACAAAGTATTTAATGCTGAGTAAACTTTTCTAATATGTATTACTCTACCGTCTAATGCTTTGACATACTTTCTTGTTTGTGCCGCTCTTTCAACAGCAGTTGTAAGATTTCCAAGCGAGGGTAGATTGCGGATAAAACTAGATCTAAGTGTTGCACCTGCTTTAGCATTTCCTCCAACCACGCTTCCAATTTTAGCATCTCCTGCTCCGTAGATGAGAGCGTAGATGAAAGTTTTTGCCTGACTTCGTGATCCAAGTCCAGCAAGACTTTGATTTGTTGAGTGAATATCTCCGTTGATGATTTCATTTACATACTCCTTGTTCTTCATATAATGTGCTAATACTCTTAATTCTAATCCAGACGCATCAATTCCTACTAGCTTGTATCCTTCTGGTACTGTCCAACATTCTCTACATTCTTTACCATAAGGTTTAGTAGAGCTTGGAGTTTGGGCTACGTTTGGATTTCTATGCGTCATTCTCCCTGTGATAGCTCCGTTGGAAATAACAAAGCCATGTACTCTGCTTTCTTTCGATAACTCTAGCCAAGAAGAAACTTGTGCTACTCTTTTTTGTAGCATCATAAACTCTGCAATGAGGGTAGCTTCTGGTATGTCTTTAACTTTCTCTAGTGTAGTCTCATCTACAATAGGCTGCCCGGTAGGTGTAAACTTGGTAGGTTTCCAACCGAAATCAATTAAGTATTCTCCGATTTGTTTGCGACTACCAAGATTAAAAGTAACCCACTTCTGCCTCATAAAAGGTTTGAAGTTATTTGTTTTAAGACACTTAGCCATTTCCTCATTAGTCAATCCTACTTTAGAAAGCGTACCATCTTTCCTTAACTTTGGAGTAACTAACTTATCGTCTACCCATTTAGGTTTAAATGTTTCGTGTACTTTCTTTTCTATCTCTGCCATCTTAGAATTAAGCTTTGCTGCAAGTAGCGTAGCTTTCTTTTCATCTAGCATAAATCCGTTTTGTTCCTGCTCTTTAACTATCTTTGCAACTGCGTGTTCAAGATCAATAGATTCCTGACTAAAGTTTTCAACTTGTTCTAATAGCTTATAGTAAACATCTGCATTAAGTTCAACGTCCTGTATACAGTACTCTCCCATTTCTTCTGTGTACTCTTCCCAACTATCAGGCTGCTGTGCTTTTCTTTTATCAGCATCATTAGGGTAAAGAATGTATCCCCAATTTTCTAAACTGTGGCCACCAGTAAGAACTGGATTAACTAATCGAGAGACAACAAGAGTGTCTTCAATGTGATTGGTAAGGTTAAGATCAAAATGTTTTTTGAGAACCGGGATGTCAAAGCCTATGATGTTGTGTCCAATAAGAACATCTGCGCTTTCAATTAAGTCTGCTCCTTCTTGAAGTTTATCAGGAGGGAACAAATAAGTTCCCCCTCCGATAACTTTAGCAACGATACAATGGATAGTGTTGCCTTCAAGACCTTCTGTTTCTATATCAAAGATAACCTTTTTAAAACGGTGATGGGCTATTTTGTTGGGGAGAGAAATCAGATTCTGTTTCATATAGTCTTCCTGTGTCCGAATTATATTGTAGGCTACAAGCAAGTCCAGTATCCCCTGTGTATCTAGACTTTAAAACTCTTACCCTTGTTGTGTTTGCTTCTTCGGGATCATCTGCCTGTTGATTTCTTTCAAGTGCTATAACACAATCAGAAAGCTGTGATATTCCTTGTGATCCTTTCAAATGAGATAGGGATACTTCGATACCTTGTTCGTGTCCTTTCTCTCCTGCTGCTCTTCTTAAATGAGAAACAAGAATCATACCTACTCCTGTTTCTTCTACAAGAGATCTAAGACGATTCATTAAACTATCAATTCCTCGTCTTTCATCTCCTTCTGTCATTACGTTTACTAGCATGTGTAGATGATCAACAACTACCCATTCACACTCGCAACCAACGATTATGTAACGTAACTTAGAAAATATTTCATCAATGTTTGTTGCGCCAAGATGAGCATGGATAAATACTCTACCATCTTCTATCACATTGTCAAACATTTGTTCTAGTTCTTCATTAGAATATTTAGATCTTTTTTCAGATAAATAGATTCTATCGTTAGCTTCGATAGATACTATTCCGTCCGCAGTTCTAAGCCAGTTCTCTTCTAGAGCTACAATGCCTACATTGTCTGTAGTGTTTTTAATTAGCCAATGTTCTAGTTCTCTAGTGACACTTGATTTACCTAAACCTGTGCCTCCAGTAAGAGTAACTAACTCTCCTTTGCGCATACCGTATAGTTTTTTATTCAAGCCTTCCCACGGATAAGGAATACTTTCTTTGTCTTCACGCTGTAACCAATCATTCTTTTTGCTAGATAACTCTAGGATACCTGATGGTGTGTATGTTTTAGATTCCCACCAGGCTTTAGTAAACTCTTCATACTTGCCTTGCTTGAGCATATCGTTAGCATCTTTATAGCCAGTAGGAAAAGACATAATCTTTGTTTTGTTTGGTTTTAATATTCTAGCAACTTCTCTTGCTGCCTTTTGTCCTGCATCATCATTATCAAATGCAAGTACTACATTTTCATAAGCTTCTACAAACTCTATGCTTTCTCTAATATCTTTTACAGCAGAGGCGCATCCGCGCTTGAGAGATACTACCGCCCATTTACCACCAAACATTTCATAGACGGCCATAGCATCACACTCTCCTTCTGTGATTGTAAGATACTTACCGCCTGTGTTTCGATATAACTGTTCTCCAAATAAACCTGTGCCTTCAAAGTTACCGCCTGAGTAAAACCTTTTAGTATCAATCTCTCTAGTTTTAGTAGCGACTACTTCGTTATTGTTGTAGTAAGGATAGACATGTTTATTGTTGCTAGATAATACTCCAAAAGCTTTAGCAGTTTTAAGACTGATCTTCCTATCGTCTAGCGCATTGTATGAGCCTTTATAGGAATGAAGAAAAGTATTTTTATCTGTAGGTAGTGTGCTTACTGGAGGTGTGTAGGTGTTGTTTGTTTCTTTGCCTGATGTTCTTTTGTTACAACCGAAACAATATGTGTGTCCGTCATCATATAGTGTGTTGTTGTCTTTACTGCCACAGGCTTCGCATGGAATATGTTTTACAAATTTGCTTTCTGGTCTTGTCATTATTGTTCCCCAATATTTAAAAGAAAGTCTAGATACCCCACAAAACAAGAGTCTAAGGAGTATTGAATGGGGTATCTAGGATAACGATGATATTATTTGTTTGATTTCACTTCTTCTTCGTTAGCTTCCTCCTTTGTAGTTGGAGCATCACTATTTACTATATCAACAATCTTGCTAGTAAAATAGTTTAGCCCTGCTTGTACCTCTTCGAGATCAAGCGTTAGGTTTACTTTCTTTTGATTTAGTCTTTGAACTCTGCCAAAAACTCCTTGTGCTTCTTCGGGTAGATCCTCTACGAATATCTGCACATCATCAATAGTGATAAAAGGTTTATCTTCTTGTGTCATTAGAAGTCTCCTTCGTCATACATTCCTGCGCCATCAGGCTCTACATACTCTACCAAGTCAATAAGCTGTATAGCTTTTAAGTCTCTGCCTTTACCTGACTTGCCATTGTATTCCCACGAATATTCTCCGTATTGGATTTTGACTGTTGAGCCATTACCAATCTTCGGAAGTGTATCTACTCGTTGCCTGTCTTCGTTGATAAGAACTGGTCTAGGATTTTGTCCGCCACCTTTCTTATTAACATTGCGCTTAAAGTTTACGAATCTACCGTAATCTTTTTCTTTAACAGGATGTCCTCTGTTTTCAAAATCAGCTAGAGTTTCATCATCTAATACAAGATTAACTTCCCATTTGTGATCAAAGGTAGTATTTGGAGTTGTTACACTAGCGTAATAGGCGCGACCTGTAACTTCGCCAACACCACTTGCAGGATTAAAATTATTTTCTGCCATTTTTTTTACCTCGTTTATGTTACATTTAAATTGAAAGACATTTCACAATTAGATTGTAAGCTATCTTTAGCTACAAATTTTAACTGAGAAACATACGATTGTACAGCTTTTTCTAATCTATTTGGCGCATTATTTGAATTAACATTTGATATAACTGCAGTACCATTATCAACATCAAAAGAGACAACAAGTGTGTAATCTCCTCTGCGTCTTTCCCTGTCGACTGCTTTCTGTATAACAGAAGTTTTATTCTGTGCGCCTGACATTAACTCATAGGCACATTGTTCTTCTTCTCTATAGGATTCAATAGCCATTGAGCCTCTCAAAGTATCCAGAGCCTGTGGAGTTTCAATCGGCTCTTCAATTATATCCTGTGTTTGTTGAAGAAGTTCTATCTCCTGTAAAAGAAAGTTTAATTTTTCTTCTAGGATTTGATTGTTAGAATTGTTTGTGTTTACCATATCGTTCAATCCTTCCATATCTGCGTTCAACTTTGTAATAAACTCTTCGATACTT